GTTGAGTTCGATTTTAATGTTAATTGTTTGGCATCGTTGTTCCCCTGCGTCCCAGCATTTGTTAAGTCAACCAGGTCGCACAACTCGACGGACAGTTCCTTCAGGTCATTCAGGTTCATAGTATTTTCTTCAAAAACGCCATCAAACATTTTATTATCAAATGATGCTATAGACATTTGGGACCGTGCGCTTGTATTGTGTTCTATAGTAATTGGTTTGAGTTTTTGGGTTTCATTTTGAAACAAGTGGTCATAGTCGTCAATTTTAAAGAGCTTATTTTTATTTTTGTTGAAGAATTCTGAGTTGTTTAGGTATTCAATATCGTCAAAAACATTGATTGTAAAATTATTCTTTATACCTAAAAACGACCCGTAGTAGTCTACGCCGTGTGGGAAGTTGTGCGCATGCATTAAATTGCTTGTTAAAAATACAAATAACCCATCAACATATGCTGCGTTGTTTGGGTCCAGAAACTTTGCATTACAGTCCGACGCCGATGAGGTTAGCTGCGGTAATGCAAACAGTTTGTCATCGGCAACATCGTATTTACCAATTAAATACTTGTATGGATCTAATAAGGGCGCCATTTTCACAAATACATCCTTATCCTTAGCCTTGCCGGTTGTCGCGTTCTTTAGTTTGCATTTAAATATGTGATGGTCGTCACTATCTGGTCTGGCTACAGACGAAATATGCCACTTGTGATTTAGGTTAATATTGTTAAAGTTGGTATCATTTAAGGAGAAGAACCGCTGATAAACTGGGATGTAATTCTGCGCTGCAGAGAGAAACAATGAGTCGGAAGACTCTAAACCTTTAAATAGTTCAGCGTTTTTTCGTTTTTGATAGTTGACCAACATACTTTAGCTATTTAATATATAAATTATATGTCTTTTTAACTTATTATAAACCCTAATTACAATCTTATTAAAGACCCTAACTACAATACCAAAACCTTGGATATTTTACAGCACACAGCATTTTAAATTGGCTTATATTGTCTAAAGTGATTTAATTGGCGACGGGTTCTAACATTAGCATTCGTTTAAAAGAATAAATTTTAATTTCTAAATTATTTAAAATGACATTAGAATTGAAGAAGTTTGATATGAAAAGCATTAGTTTCAAACCAAATGAAAATAAGGGTCCAGTTGTAGTTTTAATCGGCAAGAGAGATACAGGTAAATCATTTTTGGTAAGAGATTTGCTTTATTATCAACAGGAAATCCCGATAGGAACCGTTATTTCCGGAACAGAAGAGGGTAATGGTTTTTACGCCAAGATGGTTCCGAAATTATTTGTCCACAACGAATACAACACCGCGATTATTGAAAATATATTGAAAAGGCAGAGGACAGTACTCAAACAAATCAAGAAGGAAATGGAAACATATAAACGCAGCACCATTGACCCGCGCGCGTTTGTAATTTTAGATGACTGCTTATATGATGCAACTTGGACGCGAGACAAAATGATGCGCCTCCTCTTTATGAACGGTCGTCATTGGAAAGTAATGTTAGTGATTACTATGCAGTACCCATTGGGTATTCCACCAACCCTGCGTACAAATATTGATTACGTTTTCATTCTTAGAGAGAATTACATTGCCAATAGAAAGCGTATATATGAAAATTATGCTGGCATGTTTCCGACATTTGAGAGTTTCTGTCAAGTAATGGACCAATGCACTGAAAACTACGAATGCCTCGTAATTAATAATAACTCCAAATCAAACAAGTTGCACGATCAGGTCTTTTGGTACAAGGCCGACAATCATGGCGATTTTAGATTGGGTTCCAAGGAATTCTGGGAATTATCCAAAGGGCTCAAGGATGAAGATGAAGAGGAGCAATATGACCCGAGTGCGGTGAAAAAGCGCGGGGGCGGCCCTAAAATTAGCGTTAAGAAGTCAACTAAATGGTAAAATAATATTATACACTTGATTATATTATTTTATAAATTTATGAAATTGTTTATACATTGTTAGAGACGAATGATTCTGCATTATCACTATAACCATCACGTTGTTTTCCGCATCGGGTAGTGAGCGCGTACCAATTGGATGTTGGTTGGACACGTTTCCAAATCGCGTCATTTGCATAAATCCAGTGCTGGTTTGTGGCCCTTAAGGGCTGGATTGCCCCTTCATAGAGGTTTATCAATGTCTCATAAAAAGAATTATGAACAATGTAACCGGATGCGGTTTGTGCCTCTATGACTTTTTGAATAAATGGATACGTTGTTGGTTCGGACCGTTGAATATTATAAGAAATCATCATGACATTGTAGGGGATATTGGCCTGAAAGAATTGTTCAAGTTCGTGCTCAAATTCTTCTTGTGTGATAATAAAATAGAAATCATCTTCTAAGATAAGTACCTGCTCATATTTGCGCTCCTTCGCCAATTTTAACACCTCCAAGTGAGACATAGTACAACCTAATATGCCTTGACCCGGGGTATGAATTGCAGTAAACCTTTCGGATTTGTCGTAGAGGTTGAACCGCTGGAGTTCGTCTACAATTTGTGTTCGTCTATCGTCTCTTTTATCGAGATTGATGTAGAATATGCGCGAGAGATTGTGAGACATATTAATATATTAAATTAGGGTACCTTTAAATTAATATATATGTACATTCATATTTATGTATCGTGGTAAGCAAATCAATCACGATGTGTTGTCGGACGACTATTTGAAATAATATAACGTTGCGCGTGATATATTATTTAAATTATTTGTAGCCTTATTTATAGACTTATAGACTTATAGACTTATTTATTCCTTTTTACCCGCAAATGGACCACTTACTAACTGACTTGCGCCGTTGTCTGTTTTACCTGCTACGATATTATCACCATCAAACAATTCCATGCAAATGTCAGCGGTAGAGATGTTCTCGTTCTCCTTGAGCGCAAACTCTTGTGTGTTTGCATTGTTAACGCCAACCAAGTTACCTTGTTCATCAATAGTTTGAGTCAAAGTATTTCCAGACTTCTCCGCTGACTTAATATTCTCTTCAATCGCCTTCTGTTTTGATTCCTTGACGCGCTGCTCAAACGCGGTCTTGGCGTTTGACTCATTCTTGTTCTTTTCGCTCATTAGCTTGTTGAGTTCCTCCTCCATATATTCTACACGCCCAGTCTTATATGCCTCTGGTTCCCACGGCATCCACATTCCAATAGGTCCAACGTAAACATCATGATTGGGGTCAATTTCTCGCAACATCTTGCATCTCAACTCCGCCTCCTCTTGAGTTGGGTAGGAACCGCGAATCTTCAACCCTCGCGTATTGGTTTGGAAGCTATGCGCAATATCAAACTGCTTCTGCAACTCGTCCTCATTATTGTCAATAAAAGTCTTGTATTCGTCCTCAATCCCAACCTTGGCCAGAGTCTCCTTCTCCTCCTTAACATAGTCCTTAAAATCATTTGAAATGTCGTCAAATGAAAGGTTGTATTTATAAGAAACAAAGTTAAGGAACTGGAGAAACTTCTCCATTGACTTGTTGAATTCCCATTTCTTTAGGAACTCCTCAAAAAAGAAGACAGCCTTCTCCTTCAAAACTTTTTCGGGAGAACAAAATGAAACACACACAAATTTCTGCCCCGCAATCGGCTTGTCCTCCTCCAGCAAATCAACATACTTGGGGTTCGGCTTTCCATTAACCTGCTTTCTTTCAAACCCAGCCTTGTCAGAATTCTTTCCTTTAGAACGATCCATTTAGTTAATTATCTTATTTGATTTTAAGTTTTTTATCGCAATATATATATTTTTTTCTTTTTATTTATTATAATGAACAGTTTGATTAACGTCGCCGAACTTGTTAAGAGAGTCATTAAGTATCTTGTTGAGGGTTTGATGGTGGCAATTGCCGCGTATGCCATCCCTAAACGTTCCTTAAATATTGAGGAGGTCATTTTGATTGCCCTCACTGCTGCCGCCACATTCAGCATCCTCGATACATATATCCCCAGCATGGGTGCCACCGCTCGCTCTGGCGCTGGGTTTGGTATTGGTGCCAACTTGGTCAAGTTCCCCGGAGGATTCTAAGTTGACTTAATAACGTAGTCATACAATAACATAATCGCACAAGCATAATATATTTAATCTAAATGTAATATATTATGGCAAGACAGATGCACACTCGTACGAGACATGCAAAAAAAAGTGCGAGAGCACGCCGCGGAAGAAGTCTTAGTAGACGGCGGACAATGAAGCGACAAAGTAGCCGCAAACAGCGCGGAGGCAGATGTTTTGGTAATGGTGTCGGTGCAAACACCGGCGACCCCAACTTTTCAATTTACAACACTCGTGCGCTACAATTGTTCCCCTATAAACCGGCAAATTAAATTTTATATACGAGACCTTAGATTGTGTGAATGAACTCCCAGTCCAATTCTTCGCATATCTTTTTCCAAATAACGTCTTGTTCTATTCTTTTTTCCTTGTCTTTTAACATTGGAAAAAAGGGCAAATATGTTTCTTCTCCCAATAGTTCGCATAGTTTATACGCGGTATAATAATAATTCAGGAAATTCACCCGATCATCTGGGCAAAACTTGGAATAAGGGGCCTGTAAGTCGGTAAACAGATTACACAATGTTTCCTCTAATTCTTGAGACATGATTGGCGGTTTGATTCCTAACTTGTCCTTAATAAATGGTATATGCTCATAGTATTTGTTATATCCCAGTTTTTTTAGAACTTCTTTTGTTTTCCCATTTGTAATTTGCGATATCTCTATTCTCTCTTTTTTTATTTGGAGCTTTATATTTTCAATCACATCCGGCGGAATTTGCGTAGTCTCCTTTCCCTGGAACTGGGCCAATATTTCCTTGAAATGGTTAATGCGTTTATATGCATAAAAGCACACTTCTTTCGGCGGTTCTTTGTAAGATGGCTTTTCATTTTCAATTAAATAAGGAATACTTCTGGAGCAATTATTGCACACTAAAATGCCCTCGTCCTCAAGTGGTATTAGCTCCCCCTTGTAGCATACTTTGCATACGTCTGTTTGGCACACAAA